TTGAATACACTATGGCCGATAAAACCGCTGAGTCTGTGCCCTACATCAGTTTGAAAGATTGTTCTTTTCTTAAGAGAACTTGGAGATGGGATGAAGATGTGGGTGCGTACATGGCGCCCCTGGAGGAAGATTCAATTCATAAAATGTTAACAACATGGATCCCTTCGGGAACCATAGATAAATATGCTCAAACCATAGCTGTGGTACAAGCAGCGAATTCTGAGTATCTTTTCTATGGGAAAGAAACGTTTGAAAAACATCACGCATTTTTCAGACAATTATTATTGCGTGAACCCTACTGTCATTATGTGACAGAATCGACACTTCCCGGTTGGGATGAACTTAAAGATAGGTTTTGGAAAGCGTCGGGGGAATTTATCTCAGCCCCACTTTCTGGTCTTGGCGGGTCAGATTGTGAGAATTAATCGTCAGCAAATAAAATTAATCGAGCTCAAAAAGTACGTGAGCAAGGGTTGTCTCTAGTCACCCAAAGTACTGAGATATTTGTGTCATGTGGCTTGGACACAAATATTAGCCCACAAATGTTTGTTTTACAATCAGAAGATTTAGTGTCGCCTGATTCCCCTGCTGTTATGGTCACAGAGGGGGTTGGTAGCACGGAAGAAACTAGTGAAAATGTTACATTTATTGATAATGCCGGTGGTGTTTATGTGGATTTACCTACCACTAATAACAATGTAGCATTGGTAGATAACACTGATGATTTAGGTTTAGGGTCTTTCTTAGCAAGACCTACACTTATTGATACGTTGACATGGTCAACATCTGATATCGTTGGTGTTAAAAACCAGATACAGCCTTGGTATCTATTTTTAAATAGTGCTGCTATTAAAAAGAAAATTGATAACTATGCATTTTTGCGTGGAACGTTGCATGTAAAGGTCTTGATAAATGGAACTCCATTCCAGTATGGTGCTTTGAGAGCATGTTATTCACCTTTATTGGGATGGGTTACTGATAAAATTAGAACCAACACTACGTCAAATTTACCTTTGGGAGTACCGTATTCACAACAACCTGGTTTTTATGTATATCCTCAATCAAATTCTGGGGGACATATGCCCCTGAGATTCTTTCTACACAAAAATTGGATGGATATTACTTCAGCTAGCGAAGTTCAGAATATGGGTACGCTAACATACTTTGTATATGCGCCTTTGAGAATCGCAGTTACTGGTGGTTCTAGTACCGTAACGGTACGCACCTACGCTTGGATGACTGATGTTGAATTAATGGGTGCTACTGCTAAACTGTCTCTGCAGGGTGACGAGTATGGAGTAGGTCCTGTCTCAGCTCCCGCATCTGCGATTGCTGCAATTGCATCACGTTTAAGTTCAATACCTATTATTGGACGATTTGCTAGAGCAACAGAAATTGGTGCATCTGCTGTTTCTTCCATTGCTACTATGTTTGGATATACAAACGTGCCAGTTATTGAAGATGTTCGTCCTGTGCAACCTATGAATGCTCCGATGTTAGCTTCCGCTCATATTGGTGTACCGTTTCAAAAGTTGTCAATAGATCCAAAGCAGGAACTATCTATAGATCCTTCTCCACATGGTATTGGCAGTGCGGATGAATTATCCCTGGCTTATTTGAAGACCAAAGAAAGTTTATTTGGTTCTACAAGCTGGTCTACTTCCGACATAGCGGGAAGTCAAATTTTTAACATGCGTGTATCCCCCTCTTTGTGGAGTTACGTCCCATTAGATAATTCTTCTAGTGTTACTGTTGGTTCACGTTTTATCATACCCCTTTATCTTATATCGGTGGTATGTTTAAGCATTGGCGTGGTGATATAATTTTGCGTGTTAAGGTGGTATGTACTAAATTTCATAAAGGTCGTTTAAAAATTAGTTATGATCCTCGTCATGATATTTCAACGACAGACCCACCTGAAAATACTGTATATACTCAAATTCTGGATATTGGTGAAAAAGATGATATTGAATTTGTTATCCCATATCACCAAACAACCGGTTGGTTAGAGCATGATCAAACTATTCAAGACAATTGGAGTCCAGGAAATTCAATGGCACCTCGTCCTGGTATTGATAACGGGACCTTAACTATAAGGGTATTAAACACTTTGTCTGCTCCATCATCTGGTATCATAAATATATTATTCTTTGTTAAAGGAGGTAACAATTTTGAATTTGCCAATCCTAGCGGACATATTGGACCTGATAACGCAAATATTGTGCCTAGTTTCTTTGAGTTGCAAAGTGAAGATACTACAGATATTACTACTTCAAGAGTGGTTATTGGTAATGAATCTAAAGCTATTCCAGAAAGATATGCTTTAAATTTTGGTGAATGTATAGGTTCTCTCAGAAATATTTTGCACCGTTCAATGGTATTTGAAACAACACCTTTTCCAACATACACGAACGGAGTATTCAATTCTTTACGAAAGACATACAAACGTATGCCCTATACTCCTGGATTTGATCCTTCGTGGACTGCCACTTCAGCTTCTAAGGTATTGACCACTGGTTCTGCTGGATATGTATTTAATACAATGGCACATATTCCTTATATTTGTGGTATGTTTTTAGGATATCGTGGGAGTGTCAATTATGTTGTAACACCATCTTCAGAGTTGTATGGCTATCTTGATGATTTTCGCATAGTTCGTGCTACTGATAATGGCGCAACTAATGCTAGTACAAGATATATATCTTTTATGGGTAATGCTGCTTTTTCCTCTTCTACATCTAATAGAGCATCTTTCTTGAATAGATATTGGTATTTGAGAGATGGTTTGGGAGGTATGGGAATTACGTCAACACGCACTAATGGTTCATTATCTTTCAACATCCCTGATTATAATAATTACAACTTTTCATTAGTTGATCCTACTACTTATTTGTTAGGAATGGTTTCTGATGGAACCAGAAGTCAAGCTGCTGTTTTACAGATTTTACTGAAAATGAGAGGATCTACAGATTCAAATTTTGTGCCTACTATGACATTACAATCTGAGATTTCAGCAGGACCTGATTTTACTTGTCTACACTTTTTGTGTTGTCCAACCCTTGATTATTTTGAGGGTGAACCAACGCCTGTGTAGATATTTTATATGCATTTAAAAGAACATGTTGCAGTCGTGTTCTCTCTTTCTTATGTTGAAAGAGTTTTACGCCTAGCATCTGCGATTATAATATACAAGAGTTTTGTACCTTGTGACTTGTAGTCGCAGGGGAAATTTTGCTCGGTAGATAATTGTAATCTTTTACAGGTGCTGTGGTTCTAAATTGCACAGCAG